AATGTAAAGGCATCAATCATCAGGTCGTATTCATAAATAAAATACTTTGAATACATTTGTGCTACATCCCATCCAATTGGGCTTTGTCCCTTCCTATGCTTTGAAATAGTTGAGTAGTCGCATACTAAAGCTTCCGCCATCTTCTTCTGGTCGATGTTATGCATATTCATAAATTGATTTAAATTGTTAGTATAGGGAACATCATCATCATTTTTTGGTAAATGTTCCTTAACATCACGGATCGGTAAATGACTTACAGATCCTCTTGCTTTTCTTGCTGGCATATTTTTCTCCCTTAATAAAAAATTGTTTGACCGATTAAGCATCTTAATTTACTGTCTTGAGAAGTCAAACATATTATTTATGCATCCCTAAAATTTAATTTTAATTTCCAACAAGGAGAATGGTATGCATTTAAAAGCATGGTGGAAGAAACAAGAAAAAAAACAGGGCAAGAGAATCACCTTAAAAGATCTTGCTACAAAATTTGGTATAAGTGATGGATCTATTGTTAGACGATGGATGCTTGAAGCTCACCACAAAGATTTTAATTTCCCAGAGCCAGAAAATATCATGGTGGTCCAAGAAGCCACACTAGGAGAAGTCAATCCTAGAGATTTTTATCTTTGGCTAGAAAACACAAACACAAAAGAAAATGCGAAGGAGTATCTCAATGAAAACTAATTTTGATGAGATCCCAGAGGATCTATTTACAAATGTTTTGGATTTAAAAGCCTATGAGAGGTTCTTTATTGTTGCCGAGCAACTCAAGTATTGGGAGCTGGAAGGATTAACTCCACAGGATGCTATGGAAGCCCTAGACATAAAACCAACACGATACACAGGCAAGGGATTTTACCGTGCAAACTTTATGGATGTCGGTCTAGCAATGATCAAGCATTATAAATGGCTGATCAAATGATATGCCAAGGAAAAAGATAATATGTGTGGGGAAGTGTTTTATATGCCAAACGAAACACTACGCACATTTAGGCGGATGGGTAATCAATGGATCTGGCAGACTACTTTGTTACGAGCTGGATCTTGAAACAGGACAACTCAGAAAAGACTGCTTCAAACAGGCGATTGATGTCGGAAGGAGAGAGATGGAATCTGTTGGGGAAGGATTTCGACCTCAACATGCCAGCTCTAACCCTACGGAATCTGCTAACAAAAATAATTCGACTCTGGAGACATTTACAACGATGACGAAATATGATACTGAGACAGCTAATATAAGACAGAAAGACTTTTCTAGTTCATCTCTTCTTAGACAATTCAAAAAACAAAAACCTATTAAAACAAAAAAGCCAAGAGACGCACAGGCTAATATTAGCTTGCTAAAAGATGTCGTTAAACATACCAATATTAACTATGTAAAAGCCAAAGACAAAGGCAAGAAAATTGGCTACATCAATCAACAAGTAGACAAGAAATTACTCATAGCAAGTAAGAACATGTCCAGAGATGCATGGACCAAACTAGCCATCCAAGTATCAAAGATGGATGATGACCAGAAGAAGGCATGGATCAATGCCAAGATTTAACAAACATATTGACAAGATTGTCTCCAAGGAAAAAGACAAAGACGGTAAGCTACGAGGTGGCATTGACAAGCTTGACGAGCTATTTGCCGAAGCATGCGTAACGGAGAAGAAATTCCCATCTGTTCGTAACAAGAATAAAATGACTTGGTGGGCAGACTACAAAATAGATCCAAATACAGCTTACGGATATAACAAATCTAAGGTCTATATTGGTAGACCATCTGGACAAGAAATTGACCGTTATGACTTGGCATGGACTCTCTTAACACAGCATTGCACAGAGGATGAGAGACGCATTGTATGGGCTGTAAATATGACAGGAGCTTTAAGAGACAGAGGACCAAATTGGAGGAAAGTAGCTAACAAAATGCACATAGATCCACGAACAGTCAAAAAGCGATACTTCGATGTGCTATACCATCTATGGTATAAGATACAACCTAAGACGCAAAATGTGTTGCATATGTCCCTAAAAAAGGCTACAAATTGATAACCTAGAGCCATTTGTGTCTCAACCAATCATTTCATATGTAAGTCAACAACTGAGAGCAAATATTAAACCAATATTCTCCTCCCTTCGGCTAGTAATGCACGACACAATCTTGCATTGCTCTGGGACTAGCCACCGAGGAGATCACGAAAGGGATGGACATGTTTATCATTAACAAAATACAAGAATACATATTAGACTATTTACACAACCTAGATGCGAATGGCTTGAACATATTGCTAGGAGTGTCAGGTATATTAGCTATTATTCTATTGGTCCTATAATCATACATGGCTAAACAAAGAATCAATCAAACAACATTTAAAAAGATCTTAGATCGCATTGTCGATGGTGAGAGTCTTAGACAGATCTGCAAGGATGAAGACATGCCTTCGGATAGGACTGTTCTACGACATGTGCAAGACTCAGAGGAAGCATACGAAGCTTACTCAAAGGCTAGAGCTTTACAAGCTGAACAGATCCATGACCAGATGCTAGATCTATGGAATGAGTCTTATCCAATAGATGTCAAAGAGAAGCATACTGAAATCATGCGAAGAGATAAGATGAGCTATTGGTTAGACAAGAGACGAACACAATTACAACCACGAGGTAGCTTGCGTAACAAGCAAGAGGACAAGACTGATACAGGAGAGATTGTCATTAAATGGGGTGAGTCAAATGGGTAAGATGAGCTACAACAATCTGCTCCCTCCTGGTCTCAAACCCACAGCAGATCAGAGTAACAAAGGTAAGCAAAGGATCAGACAGTCAGGAGGAAGACCAACGAAGTATGGCTTCAAGCGACCAACGATCAGTAGATAGAGATGAGTGATTGACCGTTGTTGTGGACAGTATGTGTCGTCATTCTTACGCACATGCGATTGCTGACAGATCTCATGGGGTATCATTCCCCTTGTACTTCCTAGATCTCTGGGAATAATTGCTTCGCATCGCAACATACATCGCAAATCTGACGAAAAACCTAGGCTCTACCCCCAAAGAAGCTGGCGTGGCTTAATATATCGTTATAGTCCCATCAAGGAGAGACACATTGCCTGAGATAGTAATTCCATATACTCCCAGAGAGTTGCAAAATGAATTGCATAATGAGCTGGATAAATACAGATGGGCTGTAATAGTTTGCCATAGAAGATTTGGCAAAACTGTTATGGCTATAAATCATTTACTTCGAGCAAGCATATTATGTGATAAGCCGAATCCTAGATTTGCATATGTAGCTCCCACATATCGACAGGCTAAATCGGTGGCATGGGATTATATAAAACAATTTACGAATAAGATTCCGAATATAAAATATAATGAAACGGAATTACGATGTGATCTTCCATCAGGAGCTAGGATAACTTTATTAGGATCTGAGAATCCAGATAGTCTTAGAGGAATATATTTGGATGGATGTGTTATTGACGAAGTTGCTGATATGCCTGAGAGTGTCTTCCCAGAGGTTATCAGACCAGCTCTATCAGATAGAAAAGGATTTGGATATTTTATTGGGACTCCAAAAGGACATAATATGTTTTATGATCTTTTTGAAAATGCCCAACAACAGCCTGAATGGTATTCAGTAGTTTATAAGGCGAGTGAAACAGAGATCCTAGATGCAGAAGAATTGCATCAAGCTTCTCAAACAATGTCAGCCGATCAATATGCTCAAGAGTTTGAGTGTAGCTGGGTAGCGAATATCCCAGGATCTATTTATGGTAATGAGTTAGAAAAATTACAGGAGCAAGGAAACATTACAACAACTCCTTATGATCCTTCTAACAGAGTAGATACATGGTGGGATTTAGGTTTAAATGATAGTACCGCCATTTGGTTTACCCAAGGATCAAGAGGTGGATCTGTTAATGTAATAGATTATTATGAAGTGAGGAATGAAGGGCTTCCGCATTTCGTTAAGGTCCTAGAGGAAAAAGAATATTTATACGGTACGCACAATGCCCCACATGATATTGAGGTCCGTGAATTAGGTACAGGAAGATCCAGAAGAGAAGTCGCCTATGATCTTGGAATAAATTTTAGAGTTGTTCCGAAGCTTCCTATAGAGGATGGCATCCATGCCGTGAAGATGGTATTGCCCAGATGTACCTTCGATATAAAAAATTGCAAACTTGGTCTGGAAGCTCTACGGCATTATCACAGAGCCTATAATGAGAGGACCAGATCTTTTAGGGCTACCCCTGTCCATGATTGGACCAGCCATGGAGCTGATGCTTTTAGGTATATGGCGGTAGGTATGAAACAACAACAATTGAAGCAAGCCCCACAGGCTTATGCAGATAATAAATGGAATCCATTAGAGAAAGATAGGAGACAAGCCATTGGCTAAGAAGAAAAAAGTATATGTGCCTGTAGACACTTCACAATCAAGTCAGGGATCAGATAAGCTGTTGGAACAACAACCAACTGAGCCTGTCGTAACTCCGTACACTACGAAATTCTCTGATAAGAAGTTTTTCACAGATCCAACAACAGGAAAGAGTGTGATGATTGGTGATGCTGGTATTGATCCTACAATGATCAATGAAGGCGAGACCATAGTACCAGATGATGTTGTGATCTATAAAGATATGGTCCAAAGAACAAAAGAGATGTTTTACAGAAGGTTTGGTAGAGCCAGCACAATTGTTACAGGACCGATGGGAGATACATCTCCTACAAGAGTAATGCAAGCTGGAGCATTTGGCACAACGGATGGGGCAACTCCAGACGAGATTTTAGAACAAGCACAGAGTCAGGGGTTTGTAGCGGAAGCAGATATAGAGCCTACTCCAGATACTATTTTAGATAACATTATTGCATCATCGGCAGTACCTAGTTAAGCCCAAAAAAAAATTTTAAAAGGAACATTTTATGAGTACGACAGCATTAGGAATAGATCTTACTGATATAGATCCAAATCTTTTATCACAAGCACAAGCATCTACAACAGCTCAGTTTGGTGATGGAGGAGGAGCTACAACAGGAGCTACACTTCTAAATACCGAAGTCGTAGATACGGAGTCAGATAATGAAGACGATAATACAATTACTACTGCTAACCTTAAAACAAGTGATTCTAATACCACTTTACTCTCTCAAACATCAGATCAATCTAGTGATACGGCTTCTGATGCTAACTTGTCTGATGCTGATAGTAGTCTTGATATTGATGTTGAGTCTGTAACCCCTGATTTTATAAAATCGGAAGATTGGCAATCAACAGGGTTTGGCGAAGAGTTTTCTTCATGGACTGAAAATGAAGATGGCACATGGACACAAACATTAAATATTGGATCTATGGATATTTTTGGATCTGATCCGAACAATGAAACAACAGTTAATTATAAATATGACGCAGATGGAAAATTTCTAGGTCTGGCTGATGGAACAGAAGTAGCAAAAGTTAAAACAGAGAATCAGTCTGATGGAAGTGAAGATGAAGATCTTGATAATACAGAAGATTTAGATCTTGATAATACTTCTACAATTAACACAGAGCCTATTGAATTGGATGATGGCAACTTTGCTTATGCATTTGATTCAGATGGTGATGGCGAAATAGACACTTATAGAATTACGGACTCTGCTGGTATAGAGCTTGAAACTATATCATCAGATCAATTTACAGGAACAGGATATGTTTCTGGTAGCGAAGAACAAACAACAGTCGTAACGGCTGATGATGCTTCAACAGATGCATCATACTTAGGTATTATAAATCCATTAGCAGATGATGATGTATGGAAGACAGGATCAGAAGATGCAGATGGCGATGGTATACCAGACGGTATTTTAAAGACAGGGCTTTCAGCAGATCAAATAGAAGCACATACTTTTGCTGATGGATCTGAAGGATTTATTTTTACAATTGATATTCCGTATAATGAAATTACAGGAACAAATGTAACTTCTTTTAGCATGTATTGGAATGAGAACGGACAGCTTGTTGACTCTGAAGGTAAGGGAGCTGAAGGTATGACTTTATCAACAACTGTTAAGACTGATGGTGATAGCGATAGTGATAGCGATAGCGATAATACAACAGACTTAGATTCAGAAACATATGAAGCAATTAAAACAACATTAAATGAAATCCTTGTCGATACAGGATCAGATGTAACAGATGACTTTATTTCATTATATAATGAGATCTCTGGTCTATTTGCTACAGGAGATGATGGTGTATTAACGGCTGATGATCAACAGCAACTTCTAGCTTTCTTCAATACGATGATTGATCAAGGTACTGATACAGGAGTTATCTTATCATCCAAAACTATGACGGATTATTTTAATCTGGTTAAGGA